TGTGATCTTATATGCACTTAAAACCCCATTTGTGTAAATTGGGGTCTTACTTCTGTCCATTTTATTGGAAATATTAAAATTAGAAGCAAAATCTACGTCATATAATAACTCAAAACTTGTACCGTCAGATAAGAACTGAGAACCTGCGTACATTATTGGTAAGTATCTTTTATCTTCAGCATCCCCTCTTATTGGTACTTGTATACTAAATTGGCATACAGCAATACTGGCCGCTTTTCCTGGTAGTTTTAAACCATATGTTTTAGCTATGTTATATAATGATTGCTTTTCTTGAGCATAATCCAAAACAGTTTCCTGTAACGACCTATCAATATGATAATGCAAGTTATCCGCAATAGCCGCATTTAAGTCCAAGAATACGGACATTATTGATGCGTCATTATAATCCTCAATTACGTTAGGGTAATACTGTCTAATGTAATTAATTTGTTCTGTTTTTAACGATGCAAAATCCCTTTTGCTGTAATTTATCTGCTTTGCCATTTTTATAATGTTAATGTAATTGTACCTGGAGCCTCAAATGTTCTGAAACTTACCGTATAGTCAATATTTACGGTTACCGAATGTTGTTTTTTGTCATCAGCGACATATTCAATATCATCGTAAAATTGTTTAATATTAATTTTATTAATCTCTAGATTAGGTATGTATTTTTCAACAGCATTATTAATTTCGTCCTCAATTTTTTGTATTATAACCTCATCCAATGGTTCAAAAATATATTGGTATAAGTTGGTTCCGAAATCTGGTAAAAAGTACCTACTACCCTTTCTGGTTAATAATAGGTGTATTAAATCTGATTTTACCTCAGCTTCAACACTTGGGGTTAATTTAAGGTAATCCCCGTTATCACTATCATAAAATGGGAAATTTATACCATATGTTTTCTTCCTGATATTCATGAGTATATTTTATTCATAAATAGTAAGAAACTTTGTTTTTTTGTAAAGAAAAAAGCCACCGTTAGGTGGCTTTTATTTATTAGCTTGAGCATCCAAAGCATTCAAATTGTGAGTTATCAGGTTTTTTCGGTAATGATTCAGCTGTATTACCACTTGATAACTTTGAGTTATTCTCAATTTTTGATTTGGTTCTGGTATAATAAACACCAGATTTTAAACCAATCTTCCAAGCATACATTAGCGCACTGGAGATTTTCGAATATTTAGCATCTGAGTGGTAAACATTTAACGACTGAGATTGATCGACATAATTATTTCTAATTGCTGATAAATCTAATAATACCTTTTGTGGGATTTCCCAAACATCTTTATATCGATATTTAATATCATCTGGTATTTCATTGATCATTTGAACACTACCACCATTTGCAACGATTTTATTTTTGATATCATTATTCCATAAACCGATTTCACTTAACTCGTTGACTAAGTGTTTATTAATCACCAAAAACTCGCCTTGGCCAACACGTCTAGTAAATAAGTTAGATGTTACTGGTTCAAATGATTCAAACACGCCCAATAAAATAGCTGAAGATGCTGTTGGCATTAATCCTAATAGTAATGAGTTTAACATCGGAATTGGTTCACCTGCTGGTAATGGACTCCATCCAGGTATATAGGTTTCGCCTTGTGAGTAAGGGCTACCATCCCAAGCTGGATATGTTCTATTTTGTTCTTTAGCCATCTCCATTGATTCGGTAACAGCGGCTTTGTACATTGTTTCAAAGATATCTTTATTCCATTGTTTTGCCTCTTCACTTTCAAATGAAATTTTCTTTTTTGCAAAGAAATCAGCTAAACCAGCTACACCAATAGCCAATGATCTTTGGTCTAAACCAGCTAATGCACTCCATTCATCACTCCATTTGTTCTTGTCAATCACCGCATTTAAAGCTCTAACCATAACTCTAGTACTTTTAGCAATACTTTTTAATGTATCATGCATTGCTAGATTAATAGAACCTAAGGTACATTGTGATGTGTAACCAGGCTTTGATACGTTTGTAATTTCAATACATAAATTACTTTGCTTAACAACACCAATGTTACGTTGCATGTTTCTTTTATTCGCATTATCTTTAAAGAATACATACGGTCTACCACTTTCAACTTGAGCTTTGATGATAGCATCCCAAATGGTTTTTGGGTTAACTTTAAAACCCAAACCAAGTTCAACGGCCTTGTTATAAGTTTCAACAAATTCATCACCCCACATCTCGTGTAATGGTTTCAAACCAGCTTTTTGAATATCATTTGGACAGAATAAATACCAATCCCCGTTATTGGTTAGCTTTTCCATGAACAAATCATTAATAACGACAGCTGTAAACAAATCTCTTGTTCTCATTTGTTCGTCACCAATTGGTAATGTTAATTCTAGGAAATCGATAATATCTCTATGCCAAACTGATAGATATAAAGCACAGCTACCAGAACGACTACCTTGCTTATAAAATCTCATCTTACTTTGAACCATATCAGCAAGTCTAACAACACCACCAGCATTTGAATTAAATGAGCTAACCATTGAATGTTTACTTCTAATTGGGTCTACCAATAAACCAATACCAGAACCCTCTTTTGAAGCATATGACATCTTTGTAAGCGTTTCTTCAATACCTTCAATGCTATCGCTGTGAAGTGTTGTTAAATTACATGAAATCATACCATTTCGCTTATCAATACCAGCATTGGTATAAATCGGTGTGGCGAAATTCATTCTTTTGTTAGTTAACTCCTCAAGGAACATTTTCTTTTCCTTATCGTTAGCAGCCAAATGTTTTGAAACTCGTTCGTACATACATGATGGTAGTTCAATTGGGGTATTACCATCTTTAATCGAATACTTTTTTAGGAAAGTAGTTGCGGCAAAGAAATCATATGTCATATCGACATCTTGCAATTCTTTACCAATCAATTTTGATTGTCTACTCAATAACAATCTACCACCTAATGTTGAATAGTCTGGATGACTAATAACCTTATCAGCGGCTTTAAATGCGATCAACTCATCTAATTCAGTTGTATTCATCCCATCATAAATCAATGGGATAACTTCAGTAAATAATTGGTCACTATCAACATTTAAATCTTTTGAGTGTTGTTTAATTCTACTCAATATCTTATTAGGCATAAATGCCTGGAATTCACCGTTTCTTTTTTTAATCTTCATTTTATATATTTTTAAAAGTCATCATCAAACATACCATCAGTTGTAGTTGGTATGTCAACCCTTGTATATTGCCCGATTCGTTGTTCAAAAAAGTTATTTTTAGCTGATAACCCAATTCTAGCCATATAATCCAACGGATTATTAACATTAAATTCTGGTTCAATACCAAAATCTTTTAAAACAACATCTGAACATATCTAACATATTGAACCATCATGTCAGTTGTTAAACCGATTAAACCATTTGGCATGCTATCTTTAACAAATACTTCCTCGACTTGGCAACATGATAAGATAATCTCTCTAACAGTTTCTTTTGGTAATTGATCAACAACATAGTTGTTATACAAATTTACAGCAAATTCATAATGTAGGGTCTCGTCACGAATAATTAATTCGTTCATCGATGCCAAGCCCTCCATTTTATTTCTAGATCTATACCAAAATACACCAGCAAAGACAGAACTAAACGAAATACCCTCAACGCAAGCAAATGCAATTAATCTGTGAACAAAAGATGGGTGATCGATCCATTTTTCAGCCCAAGATGCTTTTGCTGCAACCGATGGGCTTGTTTCCATCGAGTTAAATAAATCCATTTTCTCTTTTTCGTCTTTTACATAAGACTCAATCAATAATGAATAACCATTAGCATGTACTTGTTCAATAAATGTTTGGTGTCCGTAGAAATATTGAGCCTCTAATAAATCAACCTCAGCCATAAAGTTGGTTGCTAAATTATCAATAACTAACCCATCCGATATAGCAAAAAACGCTAAAATATTTTTTAGATACTGTTTTTCGGAGTCATTCAATTCGTTGTATTTGTCTTTCGATAAATCAACTTCCTCCGCAACCCAAGTTTGCTTTTCAGCTTTTTTGTAAAACTCCCATAAATCTGGATGTGATATGGGGAAAATTGAATACCTTTTTGTAAGGTCGTTACTCTTTAAATTCATAATTTTTTTCTTATTGGTAATAGTAAATATCTGTTAAATTTGTGTTTGTTCTGTATCGGACTTTAATTTTTCATTTAATTGCTGTTGGTAAATTTGTTTTGCTTTATTTACTCGTTTTGACTCACTTTCAGCCTCGAAACCATTTTCAGTAATTCGGTCATTTGTGTCAATTAATAGTAAACCATTATCGAATTTACAATTTGGGAATACCATACCATCAGCCCCAAGTCTATTTTTTAGGATTGAGATTGTCGCAACCTTGGCTTCTTTTTGTTCAAGCGTTTTACCGATACTCATGATAAAGTGTGCAATCTGAGCTTTTTTAAGTGAACCACCCATGTTTTCAGTTTTTACAACCTCAACACTAGTTGAAGATCTGTTACCCTGAGTCGCTGTCCAACACGCCACATCCATTTCTTCAACCATAGCCTCAAGCGCTCTCATGATTTTACCCTCATTTGACCACTCTTCGGTACCCGCAACTTCTTTTTCCATTGAGATACAATCAACATAGTCCAAAACCAATAAATCTATTTTGTTACCACGTGAATTTAATTTCTTAATGATGTTTTTAATCTTAGTGATTGTAACACCATCAGCTGGTAATTTTTGTAAAAATATCTGATTACCTTGCTCCTCAATTCTTTTTTTCTTACGTTGTATTTTAGATAGTACCGTTGGTTTGTTTTCCTCTTTGGCTATTTCAGATAGTGGGATTTCAGACATGATAGCATAGTGCTTTCTCTGGATTGCTTTCTCTTTATCCTCAAAGAAGATCTGTAAGACATTAAAACCAGCTTGGTATGCTGTATTAGCCACCTTTGTAAGATATGTTGTCTTACCAACACCTAATGGGGCAATAACAAGTGCTAATTCACCTTTAGCTAAACCACCGCCAACTAATTCATCTATACCACTAATACCTGTTGGAATTGGGTGTCTGTATTCATCAGACAATACGTTTTCCATTTCATGGTATAACGTAATTGAATCCTCAGTTTCTTTAAAAATTAAAGCGTCTTTTAATACTTTTTCAATGTTATCATAATCATCGACAACACCGCTTTCAACCTTTTTTTCAATTTCTTTTAAGGCGTGCTTTAAATTTTGTAACTTACAAAACTTTGTTACGTATGTTTGTACGTTTGCATTTTGTACTTTACTCGTTTCTATTTCATTTATAGTGTCGAGTAATTGTTGTTTGAGAACTGGATCTGTGGCATCCATATCAACCTGAACTCTAAGTCCAGGGAAATTCAATATAACACCATCGTTTTTCTTATGATAAACTTTTAAAGTTGATATTAGTTTTTTGAATACATCTAATTGGAATTGGGATGCATCTAATATATCAATTACCGTTTCACCAAATTTCGGGTCTATAATTATTTCTCTGAACAAATCCAGTTGGAATTCTCTTCCTAAATCGGATAGTGTTTTTATTGATCTGCTCATAATTATACTGCGAGGTCATAGGTTAAATAAGTGGTTTCTAGTCTATCATTTTTTTCAGATAAACATTTTTGTATTTTAGTGATCATCTCGTAAATATATTCACGGATATCTACAGAGTATCTAACTTTAACTGGATAGATTGTTGCATCCCATTCACGATATGAAATAACTTTATCGTTATGTTTTACAACCATTCTAATCTTATCTTTAGAACTGTTTTGGTCAAAAGATGGATTCTCATAAAACAATCTAGAATGATCGTTCATAAAATCTAATGTTTTAACCTTTAAATGGTGCTCAATAATACCTTGATTATAATCAATCGTTTCTTTAAAGTTCATTGAGTTAACCGCCTTTTGGTTAAACCCAATTACGTTAAAATATCTCTGTACAATAATATTGTCGTTGAGATAGATTGTGAATTCGAATGGTTGTGCACCTTTTTTAAACTCTTTTTTTTGTGAATTTTCTGTACTCATAAATTTACTTTTTTGTTTGTTCGTAGAATTTTTTTTCTTTGTTTACAATAGTAATAAAAGAAGACCAAAAAACAAAGAACCCGTCATCATATTTTGGCAAAAAATTTAATAATTCATCTTCTTTCATCATTTCCATTATTTTGTTAATACCACCACGACCATCTGGGTGTAGCGGTTCATTAACCATTTCAATAATGGCCGATCTTAACTCATCGGTTACGTTTGGTTGTTCTAAATTAATTATTTTGTTCATAACCCCAAAATAATCAGTGCCATACGTACCCCATTTTGTTTTACCTTCTTTTATAACCTGTAATTTTTTACTACTTGGTGTTTCATTCAACAACTCATCAACTCTACCAATAACCCAATCGTAGTCTTTTTTTTCTTTTTTTAGTTCTGGGAATAACTTTAAAACAGTTTCTTCACCAATACCCTCTAAACCCGATATATTATCAGATGAATCACCAGCAATAATTTTAATTAAACCAACGTTACCATAATGGTAATCGAAATAATTTTTAAAATTATCGATATTAATAACCGCTTTTTTACCATAGAGGTATACTTTGGTATCATCGGAGATTAATTGTAGTAAATCACGATCATTGGTATAAATCATTTTATTTTCATTTGGTGAATTTCTAACATAATGTGCAATACCATCATCGGCCTCACAACCATCAATTTCAACCTGTCTAATGAAAATCTCTTCTAAATACTGTTTAATTCGTAATCTTTGTCGATCTAAATCGTGTCTTTCATCGATAGACACTTTATCGTTTCTATTTTGTTTGTAGTATGGATAATAACCCTGTCTGTATTGTTTTGAATTCTCACCTTCCCAAAACACAACCACTTTTGTTATACCAAAATCTTGGTAGAATCTTTTGATTGTATTAATGAAGTGGAAGATGGCGCCAACACTACCGTTTTTGGTTTGTACTTGTTTGGCGCCATGAAACCCTTGTTTTAATAAGGCTTCCCCATCAATCAACAGGCAGTTAATCCTCGTCCGAGTAGGCGATTTTCTGTTTAACTTCATATTCTTCAAGTTCAAATGTTTTATCACCTATCTTTTCAGCCCAATATTCGGCTGTTTCTTTTTTATATTTTTCTAGAGCTGCTTTATCATCTCTTCTGTCACTTGTAATGAAACCATGTGGTGTTACAATGATTTGTGAGTCAGCAAAACCAAGTCCGTTAATGTGATTTTTATCAACAGTGACTTTAGTTCTTGTTGCGAAATTGATCTTACGACCATTCTTAGTTGCATCAATTTTAGAAATACCACCATCAGCTTCGTTACCAAAACGGAATACCAATGTGGCTGCTTGGTAGATAGCCTCACCACCCTTTGGTTTCATTTTTGGTTGACCCATTGGTGAATCTGGTAATTTAACCCAAGGTAAGTTACAAACAACCAAACCAGCCAAGTATGGTGATGTTTCTTTACGAGTATTATTAATTCTTTGGTTGATACCCATATTGATTTTTTCAGCCAATACACCTGCGGTATGTTGTTTACCACCTTTACCTTCCCAAGTCATTTTACATGGTACAGAGCCAACCGAATCCCAGAAGAAACAAACATCATACGGTAATTCACCTTTGTCTTGTTTGTCCATGATTTCGTTGATGTAATCTGTAACTTGTTCAATATAGTTGAAATCGTCACGATACAAGAAAAACCCTTGCCATTCACCCTCGTCATCTTTATAGATGTCCATTCCCATTAATTGACAATGCTCAAAACTCCATTTTTTCTCGGTAACCAAAAACACTGGTAAAATACCACGTCTTTGGGCGTCAACCGCTGATGAAATTAATGCGCTAGTTTTACCAGTGTTTGTATGACCTAGCAACATATTTATGTGACCCATGCAAGGGCCTGGAACACCAGATGCCTCTAAAAACGCCTCACCACAATTTAAGAATAAATCGGGTTTGTATTTTGTTGTTGTGCTCATTTTCTTCTTGAAATCATCAAAAGAAAATTCTTTTTTCTTAACTGCCATTGTATATAATATGTTTGTTTTTAATTAAAAAATAAGAGCATGGACACCAACTAAGACAATATGCCCAAGTATCTGTCCATGCTCAATATGTTATTTTTAGAACGGTAAATCGTCAACGTTAAGTGTAACGGGCTCAGAACCACTTTCTTGAGTGTCATCAGAATTTGTTGGCTCTGGGGCTGAATAACCACTTTGTGCTGGTGGTGTTGGTGTGCTATAAGCGCCAGCGCCCATATCATCAACTTTAGCTACAAATTGCTTAGATTCGCTATCCCAAATAGGTTCGCCACCTTGTGCAACAATACGCAAGAACTCAACTGGTTTTTTCTTCCAAACGTCTCTCCATGTCATTTCGTTTGACAACCATTCGGTAGCTTGTTCAGCATCCGCACTCAATGGAGTTGGGTCTTCAAGCATAATTTGAGAAACTTTTGTGTAATTTTTAACCGTATCACGTACAACGCTAATAACGATATCACGACCTAAATCATCTGGACGGTAAAAAGCACCAGAACCAGGGTTTTTGTCATTTAATCGGTTCATCAATGGAACTAATTTATCCATGATACCAGAACCATCTTTTACTTTAGGAAATCTCCAGAATTTAACACCCTCATGCTCTTTACCACGTTCGATACCTTTTACAATGTAAAATTCACGTGATTTGTAAGGCATTGCGATTTTTCTGTCTTCATCATCGCCAGTGTTCATGTAAATCTTGTACATGTCGTTTAGAGGTGACTCTTCACCATCTTGTGATGGGTCGTACAATTTACTCCAATTTTTACCAACTTTAAGATTGTGGAATTTTCCAATCTCATACCATTTCCCATTTTGGTCTAACGGTAAAACCCTAAATACTCTTTCACCAGAATTGACTTTTTCGGGCAAAGCTAAAGTGAAATACTTACTAAGATCCACTTCTTTTCGCTCCGAACCTTGTCTAACGGTCTTTGCTTTTTCGTAATCTGCCAGTGTGTTTTGAACGGCTTGATTCCAATCGATGTTTTTGTAATCCATAAAATTTATTTTTAAGTTTATGGTACAATATTACGAAAGGTTTTCTAAAAAGTCAAGTGCCGAGTAAAAAAAATTAAAAAATACTTTTGTAACGCTTAACACCAAACGCCAGCAAACCCTTTGTAACTGAACCCATTCCACTATCTGTAACGGCAGTCAATGTGATTTTTTGGATTGGGCATTCAAACATACCAATCATCGATAATTCGATACCTGGTACACCATTTAATGTTATTGTTATAGTATCGTTTGTGTTACCTAATGTTAAAAACCCGTAATAAGATATGGTATATTCAGTCGTATCAATAGACTCAATACTATCACCAATGGTTGCCAATTTGGTTGTTACTAATTCTTGTTGTTTACCTGCGCTAATCATTTTATCTATTCATTAATTGATTTGGTTGTGGTGCATAAAAGCTATCTCTAACCGCACCATCATTATAATCAGCCATTAAATTGTCTAACATTGACATTTTGTTTGGTTGATTTTCTAAGTCTGTTTGTGTTTTAACACCTTCACCGTTATTATACTGATCGATACTTACATTAAATGGGTATGAATCTTTAGATAACGCTTTTCTTCTTTCAGCTTCTGTTGGAGGTCTCATTAATTCAACTTGTTTTGCCAACATTTCCATTTTGCCAATAAGTTCGTCCATTTTACTCACATTATTGGTTAAATTGTCAACTTTACTCATAATACTATCCATTTTAGATAGATTACCCTCAATTGAACTTATCTTACCTTTGATCTCATTTGTATCATTAACCAAATCTGTTACATCGATTTCGGTAACGTCTTCATCGGTAGCTACATCCTCAGTTCCATCTGTTGCTGGGGCTTCTGTACCCATATCTTGAGCGTTTAAATCCTCAGTACCATCAGTAACTTCAGTTCCATCTGTCGCTGGAGACTCCGTACCGTCAATAGCGGCATCAGCTGGTGGTGCATCATCAACTGGTGCATCCTGAGCTGGAACTTCTTCCTCAGCCTCATTATAAAATCTATAAGCACCCTCAGATAAAGACATCTTATCTTGGTAAGCTATAATCGTATTGAAACGTTTAATTTCGTTTTCTAATATTTTATTTAATTTACTCATCTCAAAAATGTTCTATTTGAATTGCTTATTGGCGATTCCTCTCTTAACAGTTCTCTACCGTCTTCAAGTACTAATTTTTTTTCAATTAATTTTCTTTCGATTAGACCATCAGCTGTTTTAACATAGCAAATACCTGTTTTTAAATCACATACCTCTTCACCAACCTTAGGTTCCTCATTTAAAAATTCGTCTATTTTTTTGTTTAAATTATCCATAAAATAGTTTTCTTATAAATATCTAGGTTTTTAATAAAGTTAAGCAAAACTTTTTAATTTTGAGTCCATTGAGTTATACAGTGCGTCACCTTTTGCTGGATGAACTGTGCATAACGAAACATTACCAATAACGGTAAATCCAGCGTTTTTATATACATTAATGTAGTTATTTATTTTATTTTGCCAATAACTTGCTGTATTTGTTGTTGTTACGGATAAATTACCCCAACCATAATTACCATTACAAATATAATAACTTGCTTTAGGGAATACTTTTTTAATTAAGTCAATACATTCTTTTTCTTTTGATGAACCGCTACTTAAGTTCCACAAATCATTAGCTCCGATTGATAAAATCAATGTTTTCACATCTGGGAATGTTGTGTTTGTTGCTTTTAATAGATTTATTATTGATTTACCGCCATTATTTGCGCCACCATCAAGGCTTAAATGTTTACCAACCTGATCTAATTCTTGTGGGCTACTAATACGTTTAATATTACTATATCCAGCGATTATACCAGTTGCTAATGAATCACCAATTGCCACTATTTTAGATGCTGTTGATTGGTTTGACGATGCTGCAATATTACCACCATCACCCCAATATAATGAATCGCCCTGTGTATTAAACCTATTAAAGAAATCATTAGCGTATTCACTTCTTTGGTATGGGTGGTATTTATTTGTTTTATATTCCTCTACCCCACCAATACAACCAGCGCAAACTTCAACTGTTTTAGCAAAATAATAAGCGGCCATCCAAGCGCTTGATTCGGATCCAGTTTCCTTGACATATTTTTTATAAGATGAATATTTGTTTAATAAATAATCCATCTGCTCCTCAACAGTTGTTCCAATTGTCTTATAAACAACATTAACATCTTTAGTTCCACCATCTGGTGTGTATCTAGCGTTCCATTGTATTAAACCAACAGAGTAATAACCATTTAAATCAGCAAATGGTTTAACCGTTGGGTTGAAGCCGCTTTCTTTTTGGATATTACCCATAACACCAGCAGCTTGAGCTTTAGTTAAGCCTGAATTTTTTAAAATGTTTTTAATTTTAACCTGATTATGAGCCATCTCCTCATTACTGATTTTAGTTGACTTAGTATCGTTAGATGCTGTTGTTGTGCTATCTTCGGCTGGTTGATATTTTAATACTCCACGATATATCTTTACACCCCCACCAGTACTTTGGTCAATATCAATGGTATAATCATCATTTAATTGTAACGAATCACCACCGACAGTCTGGCTTACGTTACCACCTATGGTTCTGGCCTTTTTTTGTTCATCAATACTAACCACAACATCACAATGACAGTGTGTATCGCTTTTAAAATCCTCCCATTTAGTATTAATGCCAGCACCGTTTGAATAGCAAACAATATCCCCAACGTCAACTTTTGCGTCTTTTGTTAAAGCATCATAACCATACCATGGGTATGTTCCACCAGAATTTTTGTTATCTCTAGATTTTACAATATATGTCGCATGCATAGCTGAATATGGGAATTCGGATGCGCCAGAATTTTTAACAACATATGATATAAACGCTGCTGACCAAGCAACACCACAACCACCCTTTTTTTCAAGTGTTGTGCCAACAGCTTCCCAATAAGAGTTTAAATAGGTTTTTACCGATTCTTCACATTCTTTCCTTAATGTACCACTACTATCACGCCATTTAGCTTGTTCAGCCTCAGCCACACGTTTCATATTACCCAATAATGTAACTCTTTTTTCCCCAGCACCATTTTCACCAGATTGTGACACTAAAACATCCGCTGACGTTGATATTTCTAAATCAATATATTTTTTTGCTTGAGAGCTAAGTGTTATTTTGTTTAAGAATTTAAAGAAAGCAACATTGTCAGTTGTGTCACCAGTACCATAACCATAGGCACCCAAATATTTTACCTTTACTGGTTCTGCGGTTGATTTAGTAACTTCTTTGTTTTCTTTTTCATATTCTTCGTTAACTGTATCGTAAAAACTCTTAACATCTTTATCAACAAATTTTTTAAAGTTTTCTTTACTACCAGCATCGGTAGTTGCGTCAAAATCATACCAATGCTTTGAACCGTTAAAACTAAGACCAACATCATCACCAGCAGCACCTTCCCATTCAATATCTTGTACCGTTTTGTACATTTTTATACCACTAAAGATTGCGACTTGGTAATTATTACCCTTTTTAGCCTCTTTAACTTTATTTCTTATCTTTATAAATCTCTCTGAATTTGAATCATTACCGACACCAAATAAATAAGTTGCTAATTTATCATCATTAAAAGTACCGTCAGAGTCAACTAATGCGAATTTAACTAATTGATTCATTGTTGTATCGTCAACATCACCACCAAAATTATCGTTATAGAAGAATTTGAACCAATCCATGAATGGCGCTTCCTTATTTACATCCTCATACTTTCTTGGTTTTTTAGCCGCTAACGCTGTAACTTTATCGTCTGGTACCTGCTCAATTGTGACTTCAGTGTTAATCTTATTAATAATAAAATTAGTTGGGTCATATGCGTGGAATATGTCATAAAGAGTTTGTACGTTATTTGTTGCCCTATATACATCATTTGATTTATTTTTTTCCTGTGGGTCTAAAAATAAATTGGCGCCACTTATATCAATACCGTCTGGTGAAAATCCAGTAATAGTATTTGTAGATTTAAGTGTTGTATCAACACCACTTTTATCAAAAGAGCCACCAGATCCGCTAGCTTGTATATCCCAGGCTTTAGTATTTGCTGGTAATTTATGGTTTTTTTGTAAATAACTTAATTCAGTTAAATTATCCAAATACTGACCCATTTCATCGTTTTGTAAAAAATTAGCTCCAGTGTTTTTTAACAAATAAGACAATGATAATGTATTTGAATCTGTAAATCTAGTATCACCATTCTCAGCAACAAATTTCATATTTGCAATCGCAACTTGAACCATAGCTGGTAATATTTCAGATGGATCAATACTATCTTTATATATTGAAGCTATGTTATACAAATAAGATATCATACCATAGTTTGCGGCTGTCATCTTATTATCCCTTGTGATTGAGTAAATATAGGCGCCTAAAATATCTTTACCATCTATTTGAGCATAACCAGTACCATCTTTAACTTGCTGTATAAAATCCTTATATGGTTTATTTGATCCAGATAAGAATTTAATAGTACCTTGTGTGTCTGGTAAGCCTTCTGTTTGAACTTTGCTAGCTTCTTTGTTAGCATTTTCAATGTCTTTAATTTTTTCTTTTATGAGCCTTAATAACGCTTTTCTCGTATCAGCTTTAGTTGCTATTGGTTGTCTAACACCTTTAAATTCAGTTATCATTGTATTAGGTGATAACTTGTGCGTTACGTTTGTAATCCAATACGTTCCGTGAAAAAGTGGTACATTTCTTAGATAGAAGTAACTTAATGGTTGTATTGTTGCGTTACCCAATGAAACCACATTACAAGTATATGATCTCTTTTCTAATATTGGAAATAAATTTGTTGTTTGTAGTCCAGTACCAGTATCATTAACCAAATTAACCCAAGTCTTTATACTTTCTTCTGTGTCATAAAATTGAGCTGTGTCCAATTGAATGCTTTTAAACATCTGTTGATTTTGCTTACCGAAATCAACGACAAAAGCTGTTACGTTGGATTTTAATATATCATCTGGCGCATCTTCAGAATTAACAGAAACCTCACTATTTGAATCTAAATTTAGATCTAAACAAAATGAATTTGTGTAATTATTTTTTTGATTTTTATCTTCATCTGGTGAAGATGATAATGTACCTAATTGGAAAATACAACCAGGTAATCCAGTTGGGCCTCCAAATTTAACATCTCTTTCAGCATTAAATGTGTCACCAAACAAACTTGTATCTGTGTGTGTACCAAACATATGATCAACAATTTCAAATAGCGTCTCATCATTATGCTTATTGGGTAATGAACCATTAACATTTAAGTAATTTGGTATTTGTTGATACAAGAATCCACTTTCACTAGCCAACGAACTAAATAAATTATTAATACTACTTTTAGTTAAAACATCTACTTGTGTATTCTGATTATTTGGGTCAGATGGTGTTATAGATTCTTTGGTGAAATCCGCATATAAGTTTTTATAAAGTGTGGCTAAATTCGCCAAAACTTTTGTACCAATATCATTATTACCTCTATCAACAACTTGGAATATGTTATAGATATCGTAGAAACTATTTGATGAACCAGGTGTGTCGCAATCTGGTGTGCTGGTACTAAACAATTTCATTTCATCAACCGAGTCTATTCTTATCTTATTAATCGAATTCGGGTTTGAAATATAGTTATCTAAATTAGCACCACTATCATTTGTTACAATACCACTCATCATTTCGTGTAATGTTTTGATATTGTAATATGTTGTTTTCTTAATATCGTTATAAGATTCAACTTTATTGGCTTGCTCCATAATCGCCCCCTCACCACTAATTTTATTTGAAAATTCTATGGATAGCGCATTTAAAAACGAATTAATACCATGTAAACTATTGTCTATGGTTACTTTAGCAAAGTCATTAAAAAACGCTTTGTCATTAAGGGTGATATCTGATAATACTTTAGCCATTATCCTATATTAAAATCTGTTTTAAATTGAGGAAAAACTTGATAAAGGTATCTTTCATTATTTGAAAGTGATTTTTCATTCAATATATCGTTATTTTTTAATATTCTGTAAACATATGTTCTAATCAATCTATGTAATTGTTTATATCTTTCTGTTGTAAATTTAACATTTAATAATTCAAAAAAGTTTATAACTATCTTTTTATATAACTCATTTAAATCACCATCGAATTTCTTATATGTATATAGTTTATTAAGTAAATATTTGTAATTTAAATTACCTAAAGTTGTTAATTCGTCTTTTGATAATGCCGTAAATGGGTCAATGTATTGATCCCCAAATAATATTTTTCTTGCAAAATAAACACCCATTTTATTTTTATCATCATCCGTTGTCTTTTCGAGTAATGTTAAAATTTCATCATATGATGGTCTATTTGAGAATAAAATTTCTGGTACCCCAATAACTCTATGTAATGATGACACACCATTTTTATCGGTTGCTATTGGTGTGCTTGGTGAGAAATTTGCGACTGTGACTAACGATGAGCAAAATTCATCAATAACATTATTTGTTATTTTATATTGGGCTTTGGATAAACTATAATTTAATATATTTGATATACCACTTTCAGATAAAAACTCATACTGAAATAAAGAGTTACCGATTAACATCAGGTTGATCTCATCTTTAGACCACGTTTTACCAGCAAAACTAACATCTTCAAAATCATCATATGTTATACATGATGATGATAACATTAAAGATCTTAATGTGTGGTTAGCTTCATTATATATCGCACTTGACTTACCATTTAATTTTGAAAAATCAATAAATAAATCTTTAAATTTATCCAGCTTTTCAAAATCTAATGAATCCATTAAATTTGTTAACGTATATTGTTCAAAGAAATATTGTTCTTTAAGTTTTTCATAATCACCAGAAGTGAAAACGGAAACCATGTTAAGGCTGAAGTAATCTTTTTCACCAAAACTACTTATCATTTTATCAACACCATTTTCGAGTGATAAATCTGGAATGGTTGCGTTTAAATTATTATCAACTTTGTATTGTGGTTTAAGGTCAATCCCGTACATTGTTGGGTCAAACCAAAAAAATCTTGTTGTATTTTTTAAAACCTCAATATTATCAAACCCACGTGATAAAAAAGTGTTTGTATCATATGATGGTTCAACATAATATTTATGTGATAATGGGTTATCGCTGAATTTAAAATTTTTATTGTACTTACTAACATTATTTTTTGATAATAATTTATCAAATTTATTTAACGCATCTTCATCAATAAAATTAGTAATTCTACTTTTAGGTCCTTCACCATAACCCTTACCACCGCCAATACTAAAATACGGAGCACCGCCAACCATATCATCACCAAGTGTACCACTAATTTTATCAACCTTCATGTAGTCTCTGGTTTGATTTGAATTTGGGTTTTTATATAATAATGTGTGTAAGGCTGAGTTATTTGCGTTGGTACCTAATTTAAAATCATTATCAACATAATTATTAAATCTTATATCTAAAGAACCTTCGGTTGATCTAATTAATGATAATGGTGTTATACCACCGCCAGATGAAGGATATAACGCATATACCGCTTTCATGTCTGTACCGCCACCAACTTTATTAAATTCTGGTTTAAGGTTAATCCTCTCTAAACCCCAAACATAACTCAAGAATTCACTTAAGGCTGAAACCTCATCATCTTTGCTTGTTATTTTCTTATTTAATATCTTATCTAACGTACCAGTTAAACAATAGTCTTGGTAATTTCTATAAGTGTATCTACCATTATATTCATCACCCATACCAAAATTTAATCTAGCATTTAAACTATAGTAATTACCACCATTTGGTGTTTCGTGATTCTGCACCACTTTTTTATATGAAGCAAAAAATACGTGAGAAACTAAAAAGTAAAAATCAGAAATCTCGTGTTGCCCTTTAGCTTTTTTATCTTTATTAAAAACAGACTCAATGTTTTTAACTGAACATAATTTTCTTAACGCTTCAGTTAGTTCAGCTTTATTACCAATAGTTTTATTTAAATAAATCGCTTTTAATTTACTATATGTTACAAACGCTTGTATTATCTTGCTCATTGGAAAATCATCGGACAAAAATGAATCAAGTGGGTCATCTTTTTTCTCTAACTCAGCTCTCATTGGGTTGTGGACATATGTATTGTCTTGTGCCGCAACATACACCTTTTCATCAATATAAAAATCTGGCTTAATGTCTTGTGTAGTGGATGTGGATCCAAATGGGTGTATTCCAACATATGTTGTTTTAACACCCTTAGTTACATTATCTAGTTCCGTAACTAAGTCATCAACTTTATAACTAAAAGCACCAACATGCAAATTTCTATAAAATGCGGTAAATTCCATGTCATACGATTTATATGTTTTAATTGGTTTGCTAATACCGCAAAACGCACCAATAACCGAATGTGGTTGCCCATCTTCCAACAAATCTTTTGTGCCATTTAAATAATCACCAAACATTATTTTATTATAGTGATTCAAAAATCTATTTTGTATACCAAACCCAACAGCTGGCATGATTGTTTTAAATGGTATCTCAGTGCTAGTTTGTTCACCATCAGCGCTGGTTTTTATATTAAAATAACCACTAAAATAAGTATCATCACCACTATTTAAATCATATAACGATCTATTTAAAACTTTCATCGATGGCGCATATAATCTTTCGTATACTTGCGTTGTTGTCCCGCTATTACCAATACCTGTACTTTCATCTGTGGCATAAGTTAGTCCCATTCGACTAAGTATATTTAACTCATATAAATCTTCACTACTAGTTATTTTTGTTTTACCTAGTTCATATTTTTGTGGTATACCATTAGTTACATTAAATAAATCACCATTTTCTAATATTTTTGATGTGTTTGGGACATTTTGCAAAAAGTAATGCAAACCGCCTAAATATAAAACAACGGGATATGGTAATTCAACTAATTCTTGGTTTCTATTGAATACTTTGTATAGATCATTTGGTTTAATATGACCATACGGTAATAATTGCTTTATGTATGTTTTTATAAACATCATAGCAACTTCAGGAAATGTTGTATTATTGTTTTTTGTTGCGCTTAATGTAAATGAATATGGTAACGCATGTGTATTTAAAATATTTTTAACATCACAGCTATATTTTTCAGAACCTTTAAGGGTATAGAAATTACCTAAAGCGGTTTGGTCACCGCTAATTAAAATTTTATTCTCATCCCCAACACCGTAATAACCAAGTATTCGGTCGGTTTCTAAACTACTTGTTGTGCTTAAATACTCATTAAGTGCTGTTTCTACTGCTGTTGCCATTTATAATTCGTTAAATAATCTTTTGTAATTAGTTGACGGTTTGGTTACTTTACCAAATGGTGTAGCTATACCGTCAGTTGCTATCTCATCGTTTTTTGTATTGTGCGTTAAAGCTGGTACGGTTGATTTACCCATAGCGACATTTCTTGTAACATCAGAATTTAATAACGCATCTGTTTTTAGTTTTTCATTTAAATTTTTAAATAAACCTTGGAATGGGTTATTATCATAATTTGATTCAGATATAGCCGTTAATGATGAATTAATAACATCAAAATTACCACTCTTTGCAATATCAGAATAATATGCGGTGCTCGATCTAATATCTGGATATACATTAAGCATAGTAAGTTCATCAGATCTACCATCTGGGTTTATCACAGAATATTTTAACGGATTACCAACTTTTGTAAATGCTATATTTTGATATAAAAGCTCATTCTGAATTGAGTTTTTAATGTAAGTTTTTCTGTTATTAATAATTGTTTCTAATTCACTTTTAGTGTACTTTTTACCATATAATTCCGATTCGTTATTTACAAATTCTTTTAGTTTTGAGTATATGCTAATTGTACCATATGAATCACCGTCACCAGGTGTTATTGTTGATGGGCTATCTTTTGATCCGTTAAATTGTGCATTTATTCCATTTATTGCTAAATTACCCAAATTAGTGTATTTAACTGAAACGTTACTAGATTTTGAATTTTTTATCCCCGTTGCCGCTGGGTCAACAAATGTATCTTTGTTTTTAACAAAATCAAAAGCGTCTAACCTTATTCGACTATTATCATCTGTTGATGATGGGCTGAATATCGTCTTATTCATCGTGTCAATCTCAAATTGAGCAATACTCAAACCGATTTGATCCATTGTTGTGGTGTCAACACCACGATACATTATACCAGAATAATTTGTATATAACAAGTACTTTGATATAGCCTCACTTAGTATAGCTGTTGCTGTTTTTTTATTTCTATACGCATCCAAATCCAATTCACCTAAGCCAAATATTGTTAGCATTGATGTGAATTTTTTTTCTATTGTGTTAAGTGCCTTTGGATTAGCGATATCTTTTATTGTTTCTAACGCCTTGTATATCTCTTCAACAAATAAAACTTCAAACCAATCTTGGTTTGACGCATCAATCCCAGGGTAAGCCAATACTTTTTGATCCACGATTTTATTATCCGTACTCAATGTTCTTTTAACCGTTTTATAGTAATTTGGGAATGAACTAAATTGTTTCACTTTACCACCCATATCACTAATATGGCCAGTTTTTGATTCATGAATTTTTCTTCTTTTCGGGTCGTTTTGTATTTGCTTTAATCCGTTTTTAGACATGATTTCCATCAAGATTAAAAACGTTTGCATGTTATTTGCTATAATCCTTAATACGTTATTTAAATTTGGTTCATATCCCAAATGAACACCTAATTCAGTAACTTCCTCATCAATATATAAATTCTCAATGGCGCTTTGCATATAAGACGCCTGATTTAATAACTCAACAATAACCCTGTCAAAATTATGAATAACATATTCAACTTTAGCGGGTTCTTTAACATCCAAAATAGGGTTGCCCGTGTTAAAAAACATGGTATCATTTATGAGCAAACCATTTGGTGATTCTATTTGCTTTTTATATTCATCATTTGTTATGAAAATATCTTCTTTAATGAATTTTTTTAACTGATCAATTGCTGAAATATAACCAATGTTTGGTTTGCCAACCATATAAGTATCTATTTCAGTTAACTCAGTAACTAGTTTATTTAAACTATCTATAGCATTATAAAATTCAACTGGGTTTCTATTTGATGTGAAACAGAAATCAACTTTTGTTGGTTTATATATTAAATTTTCAATTACATTATTACCCGTTGAGTTTGTTATAACTTTTCTATCGACAGTGTAATTGCTTGGATTATCAAAAAAAGATATGACTGATTTTTGGTAGGATTCTATGGCTGATTTTATTTTTATAATCTGCTCGTCTTTTTTACCAACATCACTATCACCAACATTAAATGCACTGGATGGTATAATTTTTACAGCTCTACTAAGATCGTATAGTGTTGGGCATTTATCTATTTTATATTCCTTAAACGAGTCAGCTTTACCCCTTTTTGTTAAAAATTCTTCTATTTTACTATTTTGATCATCGTATAGTTTTTGTAATATCTGTCGCCCAAGATACTCACCATCTGACATAAACATATATGGTGCCGCATAGGCGTAGATAACCAAAAATGTGTTGAATAACCCAAACATTTCGCTTTGGAATTCCGCTGTTACTTCATAATCACCAGACTCGGGTATGAATCTAGTATTTGATTTTAGTAAGTACATAGGTACTTCAACAGCTTTACCGAAATAACCTTTATATGTTAAATAGAATTTTGGATATGGGTATGTAAAAAATACGTTGTATGGGCTATCGGGGTCATTTCCACGTTCAAATAACATCCTACCTTGTACATCCGTAAATGTTATCTTTATTATAGGTAGGTGATTTGCATTAACAGCAATACCAATATCATGTATACCAAACGTTTCAGAATCAAGGATGTAATTTTGACTAGTCTTATCGTTTGCTGAATCACTAGTGAAAAAATCAGTCCACTCTGTTGTGAATTTATTTTTTCTTTCGTATGTCCCGTCAGCTCGTTTTTTGTTTTTTAACGGATTTAAAAAATTTACATAAATAGCTTTAGATACTTCACTAGCACTAATAGTCGGTGGTACTGAATTACCTTGAGCATCCACCCCACCACCAGCATGTGAAATAACAGCTGTTTCGGCTTTTTTAATAACTTTTAATGAAGCGTATATTGTTAAATCTTCTTGTTTAACATATCTATCAACTATTTGCCCATACTTATCAACAACCTTATTAGGGTCAATAACCAAAACGCCAGAATTAGATTCAGAATCCTGGTCTATCGCTTTGTATGGGTTAGATTTTATTTGTAAACCTTGTGAATTTCTAGCCCTTTGAAATAAAATTTTTTCATCTAAATTACTGGCCATAGTAGTTCATTCTTTGGTTTAATTTTCTTTCGTATTCTTTTAATGTTTCATTTAATGGTAAAGGTATTCTAATCATTTGACCATCACCTATATTCCACTCCAACCCACCGTATTCTGGGTTAGCCATTAATATTAACCAACCATAGTATGGGGCACCGTAGTAATCTTGACTTATTTTATCCAGTCTTGATTTTCTTTTATCAAATTGAATCATATCATCGGTAGATTTTTCATCCAATTTGATAAATGGCGGTGAAACTACACCTTGATCGGTATTTAATTTTCTGTATCTATTATAATAACCACTCATATTATTCCCCTTTAAAATATTGACTTAGTTGTGTTGTGGTATTTTTTTCAATTGACTCTTGTGATTCAGATTGAGTTATAATATTAAACACACTTCTATTATTTGTAAACACATTATAGTTGTTAATGGCCGCTTTTTTGATATTGTTGCTAAGAGTATCTTTAAATACCAAAGTATAGTCAGCCTCATTACCCTTTATTAAGGTTTTCTGTATCAACTGATAATCTGGAGTAAAAGTGCCATCCTCGCCACTTAATGACTTCCAAACAGACTTATTAATATTGTCGTAATTTGTTGTATATAAGTCAATTATAGGTTGCATCATACCCTGAGCTGAATCCCTAAATGTGTAAATTGATGTGAAGATTGAAGTCAAAATCGATTCTATTTTCTTCTTTTTAGCCTCAATTTGTTTTTGTTTAGTTTTTGGGTCATTACTTATACCAATAACTGGCTCTATTTTATTCAATTCAACTAAAATATTAGCTCTATCTGAATCAGATAACGTCATAAAGAAATCTGTGAATAAAATATCCAATAAACCTGACATTTTTATTTTACTACCAATTAAACTACTAAGACTTGGGTTTAATGTATCAACCAATTCTTTTGTTATTGTTATTGTGTATTCACAATTTTTATTTATAGCTTTAATTGCAGCTTCTGTTGTTGTACCAGTAACGGATTTTTCATTTATTTTATAGTATGTTATTGGTGTATTTACCATAGCAGCTCTATCAGTACCATAATAAAATAAACTAACAGCTGATTTATCTAATAAATCGTTTATTTGGAAATAAAAATCTAGATCATTATCAAATGTAATATCGATATCAAAATCTTTAATAATGAAATTATCATTTAACATTATATCCAATGTTTTATTTGTGAAATCAAATAACTCATAATTTATTTTTTCAAATGTATAGGTCATTGGGTAGTATTCAGAATACGTATCAACAGCCTCTGTAGTACCAGTTGTTGGCATTAGATCTTTAACGGTTGTTTCACCTGGTTTACCCTTTTTATCATATACAGTATTTAATGTAACGCCAGTGCCAGTTAATTCAAAATTAGGTGCTGAACCATTTAACGTTACGTCAATACCGTTTTTCAACGCTCTAGATCTCATTAATTGGTTTGTTGATGTGTAATTTACAGACGAAACAGCTGCAACGTTAGCATCATCGGTTATTTGTTTAAAGAAATAAGCACCATTACCTAGTGAAAGGAATTTTAATTTATTACTATCACCATTTTCTCTATCAGAGATATAAGTTTTAACATCCTTTAATGTTATTTTCTCAAAACCGTTAAATGATAAAGTCATATAGCTATGATATGGATCATAATTAAACAATGTTTTGGCGTCAGTACTTAACTTATACTCGTTAGGCATTACCTCAAAATATTCAGTTTTGTTATCTTCGGTTTTTCTTAATTCATAACCATCAGTTATGACAGATAAACCAGCTAACACAGCACCCATTTTTGCCGTATTTTGATTGGCAGAATTTAAAATCGTATCGTATTGATTCAATAAATTTGTGCTATAATCTTTTAGTTTAGATATTAACGTATTAACTAAGATGTCTTTATGCGTTGTTTCAAAATATTTTATATAACTCTTATAAACGTCATTGTTACCGCTATGCCAGAACATATTAAGACCTAATCTTAATTTAGCTTCCATCTCCAATGTTAATGCCGCAATTAATTTATCAATATTTAATTGGAAATAAGAATAATCTTTTAAATATAAACCAGCTATTTCAGCATTATCTTGATCGTTGTAATTTCCACCAGTAATATCACCAGGATTAAATCTATTACCCTCTTCAAATATACCACTAGCGGATATTAATGTCGTACCATCACCAATTTTATATAAATGTTTTTGTGGGTATAAATGTAATTTTAATGGTGCTATTTTAATGTTTTCTAAATCTTTACTAAATGCTTTAGCTAAAGCACCGTAATTTTTAAATTCAAAATAATTTCTTTCGGCCGCCTCAGCATCAAAAACATCGTACAAATAGTATTTACCGCTAGCTGATGTACCGTTAGTTCCAGATGTGCTTGACGTACTAGATGAACTTGCTGTGCTAGATGTACTAAACGACCCAATTTGTGCTGTAGGTGTAATAAAGTTACCTAAATCATCTAAAACACCGTCTAAATATGTTGTGTTAGGATTTAAAGATGTGCTTGATGTACCGTTAGTACCTGAAGTTGCAGACGTACTTGCTGTACTTGCTGTACTTGCTGTACTTGCTGTACTTGCTGTACCAAATGAACCAGATAATGTTATACTTGATGTGTTTGTTATTGTTAATTGTTTGTTGTAGTTTTTATTTAAAACCAATTGCAACAATAAACTGCTTGGTACCTTATTAGCGTTATTAACATCATAATATGGTGTATTTAATTTAAAATTAGTTTCAACTAATTTACCATATGTACCATACAATTCTTTAAATATATCCAAGTATTGTATTTCATACCAGTTAAAATATGTATTATCTAACGTACCAGTTGCCTGAGTATTACCAGTTGTTTGTCCAGTCGGTGTGCCATTTGCATCAACGCCTGTAGTTCTAACTTTACCAAACTCTAACCTAAATGCTTGTTCACCAAAGTTTCTCCATTTAATCTCATTCCAATACTTAGAATTACCAATATCGGCTTTGGTTCCATTAAATGAATTACCAGTCGCTATATTAGCTTCGTTATCAGCTTTTCTTAAATAGAATTTATCATCTTTAGTTACAATTTCAAACGGTTGGTAGATTTTTGTACCATCGTATGTTTTAGCGGTTAATATATCACTACCATAAGCACCACCAGCTGTTGTTGGGGCTCTTCGTTTTGTTATAATACCGATTGTACCATATGGTATGTCGTTTTGGAAAGAATTTGATACAAATTGTTCTGCTCTCGCAACAATCGGTATTAAATCTAGTGTGTTATTATCAAAATAACTTCTTTCTAAGTTAATTAAATTACGCTCAGTTAAATCGGTGTTAGCAAATGTTCTACTGTCGTATACATCAGCGTTAGCATAAAAATTGAATGACAATGCATTTTGTAATTCATCAACATATTTTCTAAGACCAGAACCACCAATGTATTTAAAACTTAATTGTACGTTTGCAATCATTGGTTGCACACCAATACCTTCAGGGTTTAAATCCCAAACGAGCGGTTCGTAATTTATATTTAAATTGTTAATTACAATTTTAGTGTTATAAAAATCACCAATTCTTAAAACGCAAACAGGTGGTTTACCAAACGCTGTATTACTAGCGTCACAAGATGCCCCATCTTTTCTTTTAATAGTCTCACCTGGTCTCATACACTGTTGTAGGAAAGTTAAACGTGCGTTTAATCCTTCTGGCGTCATTGAGTGGAATGCTGGTGTAAAATATTTTAATTTTTGCTTTAAGCTATCAAATAATATAGGGGCATCGCTTTTTATTAATTCAAAATAATCACACTCGGTGATAAATTTATTAATAATTCTTTGCGCTATATCTCTTTTTGTAACGTTATTTGGTGTTAGATTTGCATCACCAGGAACCTGAATATATACTGGTTCTGGTTTTGGTTCTTCTTTTTTTGGTTTAGGCTCTTGTGGTTTAACCTCAAGATTGACTTCAACCCTTCTAGCGTATGAAGCTACAATTGAGTTTACCGAACACATTATGTCACCATATGTTCTAACAGTTTGGTCTAATTCAAGTGACCCAATTCTGTAATTTGGAACCCCAGGTAGCTTTTTCTTCTTTTTAACATCATTAGCAATAGCTTCTGTTTCAAAACAATAAAAAACAACCTGTGTGCTACCAGTTGTACTACCAGTTGGTGCACCTAGAAACTCAAAATATTTTTCTTTTGTTGGTAATTCTTTAAATGTTGTTATAACACCGTTATTTGAGAAAACTTCAGATGTTGTTAAACCTTTAGCTCTGACCAATTTAAATTCTATCTCTGATTTATTGGGATCTTTTGGATCATTACTAACTTTATCACGGTATATTTTAAAATTTGATTGTGTCTCCTTACCAACAAATAGTTCATCTACATTTTTTTCGGTTATTTCAACTGAACCGTCTTTAGTTGTGTATAGCTTACCACATTTTGATAGTATGTTTTTGGTTATTAACCATTTGATTGCTGATGTGTATCTTCTAAAAGCTAAGTCATCATTATAACCTTTAGCGTAAGTATTTAATGGCGATGCAAATGCGGTAAATGTTATTGCGAGATCAAACTGTTTAAACTTTTCATCACTTAACTCATTGGCAATTGCCTGGTATTGTCTGTCAAAACCATACCATTTTTCTGTTTTGGTTGTATCAAAGAAATATCTATCTGTTGTGTTAAGAGTTGATTTGTAATTAACAAATTCTGGATTGATTGGTACACCGTAATGAGCTTCTTTAGTAACCTCAACGTTATCACTTGTTGATCCGTTAGCTAATTGTTTATATCTTTCAAAGTAAGCATCGAATGGTTGTACAATACCTTGGTCGTATAATGGGTGTTTTTTCTTATTTAATGTTTTTCTTAATGGTACATCATTTTCAAAGAATAAGCCAAAACCTTGTGCATTAAATACTGGTAAAGTTATGTTTGTTTCATCACCTTTAACATCATCTGGTTGTTTAAATACACTACCTTGTACTAACTTTGTTTTGATTTCCCCATTAGGTGTTCTAAGGTCTAAACCAGATATAACTTTCTTAAAATAATCAATGTCAGATTGTGAAAACTGATTCCAAATTCTAGCTAACTCAAAAATATCAAACTCAATACAACCAGCCCAAAATGCGGTTAAGATTTCATCAATCTCACCATCAGTTAATCTAGCTAATTCTTTTTGAGCTAATAAATTTAAAATTGATGGATGATCAACTATAATTTTCCAAGATAAAGACCCACTTCTTTCACTATGATTATATGTGTAAATTGGTTCTGGTCTACCTAAAAATTGGTGGGTTGTCCAGTTTGCTGTTGTATCATCGGTGAATTTTATATCATATGGTGGAAACCACATAATTCTACCACCGTTGGGGCCTTTTTCGCAATCAGGTAAATCTCTAAATAATTCACTATCTCTCCAAGCTAAGTTCTCAATTGAGAACATGTATTTTCTAGCCCTTCTTTCACCAAAGGCTTCAGTTGTTGCGGCACCAATACCTTCGGTTTTACCGTAACCCCTATTTACGTTTAATTCGGATGGGAATATGTTTAAATTACCATATCTGTCTAAAACAGAATTTCTTTCTCTTCTAAGTAATTCTTTATATCTGATTAAATCAGTTATCTTTGAATATGGTCTAGTCTTAGTCCAAACACGACATAATTCAGCTTCGTAATACATCGCTTCAGCTGATCTTTTTCCGCTCGCATCCAAACCAGGTACAAAATACCTATAACCTGTAATCTCACCTTGTTTGTTTTTAACTTCTTTTTTTATTGGTGTTATAGTTGCATTTGCTCTAGACGCAAAACTATAACCATCATAAAATTTAGTTAGTGTCTGATCAATTGGTGTCCCATACTCGTTTGTTTTTTCAAGTAATTGGCTTGTCTTATATAAAATTGAACATTCCCTAAATCTATTAGAATGGTATTTATTAAAACTTAAATTATCTTGATTCTTAACTTTATTAAGAATGTTAACCTGTTCAGATTTACCTAATGATTTATCTAAAACAGTATCTCTAGCAAACTCATCTTTCCAAATGAAATCTGTTTGTATATTACCATAACTAGAAACCTCATCGTAACCTGGCTCCTCATATGGTAATGTAGCACCAGCATTAGACTGTTTTAGACTTTCAGTTAATTTCTCATTACTTCTAACAATATCACCGTCACCATCTTGCATTAAATACAATGGATCTTCGTGTTTATCTCTATTACCAATATAGTAATTACCAGTTGGTCTTGACCCAGCACCTAAACCCAAAAATCCTGTTATACTTCTTAGTTCTTGCGCTATTTTTTCACCTAATTGGAAAACACCACTTTCGTAATCAGCCAAATAATTTGGTGAGTATTTGTTTCGTTTAACATTTGAAAATAATTGGTATTTTTGGCCAGCCCCAGTGTGATTTAAATAATAAACATCTGGTTGTTGTCTTGCCGTTCTACCAAGTAAATCACTTATAAATTTACTAAAATTACTTTTTTCAGCCGAAGAATTATCGATCTCATTACCAAAACATTTTGGGGTGTAATCCTCTCTAATATCAGGTATTAATGAAATTGGTGATTGAACACCAGCTAATGATGCTATAAATTCAGCGGCTTTACCAATTGGGTTTGATGATACAGTTATTTCGTAATTTAATTCAAACCAAGATCTTGGGTTTTTTAACAATGACAAAGCTGTTGATGGGTTATGCAATGCTTCGTCTAATTGAGTTCTACCAAAAGTTTCTCTTTCTATTGCCCTTCTAATTCTAGATTCAAAATTAAACTTTAATTCTAACGCAGCAATGTTCATTAATAAAGTCTCATCTTTTAATGGTTGTTTTCCACCATTTAAAAGAACATCCATTGGATCTAAATTTGTGTTTGTTAATATCGCAACAGGTGATTGACTTGTGCTAATATTTAAAAATTCGCTAGGTTGATAAACATTTGGTTGATTACCATCTGTAAAAATTAAAGAGTTATAAGCGTCAATATATGGTTGTAAACTTTGCTTTGATAAAATGCTTTGTATTTCAGGTTCATAAACATTTAAAAGTGTTGGGACTTGTCTATTTTCCTGTAATAATAAATTTAAATATACTTCAGCTGGTTGGTTTGATTGCGCACTAATACTAGTTGCATTTGGGATATTTAAATCACTTAAATATGTAGCTTGACCAATCGCAGCTAATAATGATGCGTAGGTGTAAGAGCCATTACTTAATTCAGAATATAACGCATCGTTTTCAGATGGGTCGTTTACGTTTATTGGTTTGTTCTTATTTAATAATTTGGGTCTTTCAATGTTTGCCGCATCATCAACAGTGCCTGGGTTTGTCACACTATAATCACCGATTACAACTTCAGTACCTTTACCACCTAAATAACCAGATGCTATATTGTTTGTAATATCTGGTGGTGTATTTATGTTTTTATTGAAATTCTGTATTCTAGGTAATTGACCTTCCGTCATAACGTCACCTGGGTTAGTAACATTATAATCATTTATAATTGCTGGGTCACCAAGACCAGCCAAGTATTGTTGTGTTAAACTTTGACTAGCCGTTAAATTAGATAGTCCTTGTTGAACATCTGTTGGTGTTTTAATATTTTTATTTAAATCTTTTGTTCTTGGTGCGATAGAATCCGTAACAACATTACCTGGATCATGTAATGTAACAGACGCTTTATCTACTTTTACTATTGCGTCTTTACCAATTGAATCCAAATAAGCTGTTAATAATGCAGCGCCACTTAAATCAACCAAACCCAATACGATATCGGGTGGTGTTTTAAGATTTAGTTGTAGAACATCGTCTCTAAACTGTTGTGATATAATTTTTAAACCCATATTTTTTTATATTTTAAACCATCAATGGTTGTATTGGTGATATATTTGAGTTTTGATAATTACCAAAACCGCCTTTGTATCCTTCGCTAATTGATGCCATACGACCACCTATCATATCTCTCGAAGCGTACATTTGATCCCAAGTTAAAACTTTTCCATCATCTGATACTAATTTTATTGTTCCTCCGTGTGTGATTGATCCTGAGCTAGAACCACCCATACCAGACCCAGCTCTGTCAGCTGCGGCTTGGTCTATGAAATTAACCATATCACCTTTAGCCATGTGTCCGTGATATAATTGACCATTTTTGGCTATGGCAATTCCACCATCTTGGAACCCACCCATTTCTCTATAACCGTCAGCAGCATCAATTGCTAATGACGCAGCCGTACCAACACCAGGTGCAACTAAATCTAATAAACCAGCGGCACCAGATAATGTTTGCATACCAGCACCAGCCCAATCACCTTCCATGGCATCACTTATAGCAAAACCTAAACTAACTAATGAACCCAAAACTGGTATTCTTTTGGCCATGGCCTTACCCGCCATTTTTTCACCAGCCATACCAATTTTTAAACCCATTTTACCCATTCCAGCACCACCTTTACTAATCATTGTACCACCTAAAGCAGCCATACCTCTACCCATACCATATTTAGCACCCATAGTGGCAAGTTTTGCGCCACCATAACCCGCTTTTCCATATTTACCAATACCTTGAGTAAAACTAAGTCCAGCGTTAGCGTCACCACTCATGCCAGGTGTTGCACCACCATAAAGACCTGATAAAACACCAGTTTTATCATTAGCCACCCCACTGGCTTGCATATTTAAACCAGCGTTCTTTAATTTATTACCACCTAACCATTGAGGTAAGGCGCCACCTATAATTTCAAGTAATTTACCCATAGCAACTTGTATGTATGGTTTAACAACTTCAAATAATTTAATGATTAACGTACCAATAGTGCCCGTTATTTTATCCATGAGCGTACCATCGCCTTCCCATATTTTTGTTATTGCTGATACAATACTAGTTGCCGTATCCAATATTTTTTGAAAAATACCAGAGATAGCACCCTTATTATTCAATAATTTGTCAATTGCTGGGAATATTACCTGAGCTAATGAAGTACCTAATTCTTCAACTTTACTTAAAAAGTTTTCAAAATCCATATTTGTGAAAATCTTATTAAAAACGTTTGTAAAACCAAGTGTGAATCGATTTACTATATTTTCTAACCTTTCCATTAAATTCATACGACCTTCAGCCGCTAAATCGTTTTTCTTTCTATTATCTAAAATGGCTTTTAATTGGTTTTTATCCGTAATATTTTCAAGTAGTTTTGTTGTACCATCAGACATTTGGATTTCATACTTACCATTTTTATTCATCTTCATTAATGAAGCTAAAGCTGGTTTATCTTCTTCAGATATACCCATCATACTAAAACCAGATTTACTTAAAGCAACCATTTTGTCAGTAATCTTAGCTTGTTCAAGCGCTGATTTAGTTGCCATTTCATAATCTTGACCCAAAGTTTCAGCAGCCATTTTTAGCATTTTCCTATCGGCTGGTGGAATAAAGAAATTACCCATTTTATCTTTAGCCACAACACCTTCTAAAGTTTTAGCAAATTTTTCAGCTAGTGCTGTTGGGTCATTCATTGATTCGAATGCTAATTGCATTGGGTCGCCAAAACTTTGTGCGAATTTACCGCCTAATAATTGCATTTTGGCTGAAGCCTCAACAGCTTTTTCTGGGTCAAAGAATGCGTCTGTAAACGCTTTTGTTGATCCAACAATATCAAATCTAATAGCTTGAGCTTTTGCGGCTATTTTTGTTAAATTATCTAAACCTTTAGCAAAACCAACACCACTTAAACTTTCAACTAAACCTCTATATGATTTTAAAACATCAGTGACATTAACATTATATCTAGCAGCGATATTTCTAGCTTTATCTGTTAACTTAACGGTTTTACCTAATGAAATACCAATATTTTCAAAGCTAGCGGCCATTTCAGCGGCTCCATCAACACCTAAACCAGTACCTTTACCTAATTCAACAATAGCGGCAATCTCATCAGCGTTAAACGCCATGTTTTTACCAGTCATTGAACTAAATTGTCTGTAGATACTAATAACATCTTCCATTGAACCACCGAACTTCATTGCAGCCAATGTCATACCAACAATGTTATTCATTAGGTTTTTAGATTGCCCTGCGGTCATACCAATATCAGCAGCTAAATTACCAACAAGGCTTTGCATTTGTAAGAATAAATTAAAACCTTTTTTAAATGGCGCCACAATCCAACTAAGTAAAACAGAACCCACTTTCATTAAACCAGATATAATACCCCCTATTATTGGAATAACACCACCTAAAGCACCTAAAGCGCTAGCAATACCGCCACCAATACTACCTAATTTACCTAAAACTGGTGTGGCTTTCTTCATCATTTTTAATGATTCAGCATTTTTTAAATATTTTAATTTAATAAGGTCGTATTCTTTGGTTAAAACTTTAATATCTTGTGGGCTAGTTCTAGAATCTTTTATTTTAGCATCAATCTTAGCTAACTGTTTTTCGGTGACCAATTGCTCTTTTTTCATTTGAGCAATTTTTTTAGTGTGTTCAGCCATTTTTCTCATGGTGCTAGCCATTCTCTCGGTTACTTTTTGACCTCTGTAATCAGCTTTCCACATGTTCTTTCTAACCTTGGCCATATTTTCAGATTGCTCCAATAACTCATTTTGGATACTACTGAATTTTTCAGCGGAAATAACGCCTTTATCCAACGCTTCCTGAAGAGCGCCAGTACTACTAAGAAAACCTTTAAATAAATCGCCTTGAGCCATTATATGAATTTAATAACTATAAACTTTTGGGTGTTAGTTACTGTCTTTACACCGTATGTGTCTTTATTTTTTAGTACCTCATTAAAAAAAGCATTAACGTTAGAATTTGGTGATTTATATTTTTTAACATTAATAGATTTTAATTTAGATAATGAATCATCAATAAATTCAATTTGGACTATTTCACTTTTTTGTAAAACTAAAGTATTGTTTCTACCACCTTTAAAAACAGGTTTTGAATAACCAAATACTGGTTTTCCGCTACTATTTAAATCATCGGTTAATTCATATTTTTTAACCAGTATTAAAATTGGTTGAACTTGTTTTTCAAATTGACTTGGTAACGCTATATAATTGCCAGATGAGTCTGAACTAGAGTCGGAACTAGAATATGTTGTGCCATCGTCACCAAAGCCACCTAATGTATCCCTAGCAATCCTTTCAGCTGAATTGGATGAATTTTTACCCGCTCTAATTGTTTTTACGGTATCAATATCTAAAGTATTTTCCGTTATATTAAAATCATTGTTTTCAATCATTTTAATACGTTCTATTATTTTCTCAATTGACATAATTTTATCTTTTATATAAATACCTTTAAATTAAAAAACCCACGTGAAAATCGTGGGTTTTATTTTATTTACGTTTACTATTAGCTTTTGCGGCTTCTCTTTCTCTATGTTCCTTTACTTTATTGTTTTCATCCATTAAAATTTCAATAAAAGCTCTCCTCTCAAATACTGGCATATGTAAAACATCCCCATATGAAAAATTACCATGTTTTATAAGAATGTAAAACTCATAAAGCACATCTTTCTTATAGGTCAAGGAAGGGCCAAAGAAATTTTGTGGTAATTGGAAGTTCACCAAAAAAAAATTCACCACTAGGTGCTTCAATTGATACGTTAAGGTCTAAACCAGGTTCGTTATCATTGATATACTTTCTAAGAGAACCAGAATCCATCACACTCATATTATCAACAAATTGTTGAATTTGACCACGATCTCTAAGACCATCAATTTCACAAATTTGTGCAGCTAATCTCATAGTCATTAATTGTGAGATAGCGTTTTGACCCATTTTTTTACGTCTAGCTTCATCTTCTCTCACTAACTTTTCATCTTCTTCAGCTGTTAGGTATTTGAATTTAATTTTATTCTTACCCTTTGGCAAAACAAACCCACATTCACCATTTTCATCTGGCTCTAGAGTAATTTCTTTAGGTTGGAACTGACTAATATCAATTTCCGTTTCAAACGGTTTACCAGTTTTTGGGTCTGTAACCTCAACGGTATACATTTCACCATACCCAGTTGATCTCAAAAAGAATAGAATTGCATTTTTATCACCAGATAGCAACTGACTAGCTTTAATTTCCTGGTCAATAACTTTTCTATCTAATAAAACGTCAATAACCTTACCATTTTGAAGTAAGTTTGGTGATGTTAAGATATTCTCATCAGCGGCTGTTAAATAAGCAACTTTAACTGTTGATTTTTTATTTTTGTAGAACTTACCTTGTGAAGGTAGTGCAATCACATCATGTGCTGGTTCCATCATTGTATCCATATTATTGTCTTTTAAAGTTAATTATAATCTATATTTAAATAGTGTAAACTATATTTTTTATTTTTTTTTACCGTTTAGTCTATTTTTAACGGTAACTGTACACACAATACTAAGTACTTATTATTACAAGTAAATACAAATGGCTAAAAAAAAGAGTAAAACTGGTAAAATGTTGGGTGAGATGAGTGGCACATCTAATTTAGAAGTAAAATTTTCAGCAATATTAGACGAGATGAAAATTAACTACGAGCAACATTATATGTTCAAAGGTAAGGAATTTGACTTCCTGTTAATAAAATACAATATATTAGTTGAAACCCATGGGTGTTTTTATCATTGCTGTAAAACACATAACCCAATACCAAAATATAAAATACAAAAAAACAATCTTAAAAACGATCAACATAAACTTAAACTGGTTAAGTTTGATAAATACTACAATCTATTGATTGTTTGGGAGCATGAATTGAAAAACCAAGTACTATTGACCGAAAAAATAAATAACTTTATTACAAAGTACGGCCTAATATACGGTTAAAAAAAAAGACCCGATTGCTGTTCTTATGGTAAGCAAATCGGGTACTGTCATTCTTTTTAAATTTAATAAATTAGTAAACCAAAATACATCTATCCATTCTAATGGTAGCTGTAATCTCTGCGATATCTTCAGCACTGTAATCTAATGAACCAAAGTCAACATTAGTTAACATTGAACCCTGAAGAATCCATTTTTCAACTACAACACCTGTTGGATCTAACATTTCCAATTCAATGTCTTTTTTATAACCAGCGGCATAACCCATACGACCAGTTACTGACTCAGCATGTAAACGAACCCATTCCATTAACGCTTGTGCAGCTGAAGGACCGATAGGATCTTTAAAGGTAACGTCAATAGCATCCCAAGTAAATCTACCAGCAACCCATGTTGAAGTATTTAAGAATGGAATCTCAACCTCACCAATTGCAATTTTAGGTCTTGAAGCTGTTATAACAAACCATTCGTTGATACCTAACGAACTAGGGAATCTTAAAATAAACCTGTTCTGCTTTTTTGGTTCGTAAGGAACAGGCATTTTCATTAATAAGTTAGCCATAATTTTCTATTTTTTTTATGTGTTTTATTTCTTTATATAAATATCTAGCAAAATCGCTTTGTTCAATGCTTTATATTTTTTATTTTTGTTTTCTATAAATAGTCTCAAAAAATATTTTTTTCAAAATACTTGACTTTGTGGTTTTTTTTCGTTACTTTTGAACAGGCAAGTGAAAAAGGGACCATCAGGAACAATAAATGAGACATTAAATAATACATAATAAATAATTAACTAATGTATTATATAATGGACCTTTAAGAATAATGGACCATTAAGAATATAGCAAATTTCATGCAATAAAAAAAGTCCCGATTTCTCAGGACTTTCTTTTTTATCTCATTTTATTTTCTTATAGACTATCAAAAGATACGCTTGTTGGTGTTACAACGAACTCTAATTCGATGAATTCTAATGTTGGAGTTGGTTTAACGAAGATTTTACCTCTTAAAGTATTTCTGTCGCTATCTTCAACATCATTTACCAATGAAACTCTAAAGTCTGTTAAACCTCTTTCTTTTCTGATATTATCCAAGATTGGATTTACCAATGATAAGAATTGACTTCTAACTTGTGCATCATTTGGATCGAACAATAATCTGTTAGCAACGGCAACGATTAATTTTCTTGCTTGTAACAATAATCTTCTAATGTTCAATCTGTTCATTGCACTATCTCTAACTTGTAAGTTTCTATTACCCCAGATAACCGTTCCTACATCAGAGAATGTAGCAATAGGGTTAATTCTACCTGGATATAATGTATCTCTACTTTCTTGATCTAATGGAATACGTGCTCTAATACAATTTACAATACCTCTTGTGTAACCCGCTGTTGCGAACCAAGGATGTGCTACATTATCCGTAAATGCTAAGTTTCTAACAACTTCTGCCGTTGGTGGGATAAATAAGTTTGCATTATTTTCAACGTCTGAAATTTGGATCCATGGGTAGTATACCGCAGTATAGTTTGAATCAATTTCAGTTGAATCTAATAAATCAATAATATCACCAGGGTAGTACCACTCATCGGTATTAGCCGCATTGTTATTACCAATCAACTTGATATCAGGTAATGTTGGTAAGTAAATTGAATCGAATCTCTTCTCTTCAACAATCTCAATTGTATCTCTAACCAACTCAGTGTTATTGATGATATCAATACCTGGGGTTGCTAAGATGTTAATTGATGTTTGTTCTGGATTTTCATATGTTTTAATACCATACAATGTAGCGTAGTAATCTGAAGTACCAAAAGTCTCAGAGTACTCAACACTTGTAAAAGTATCGAAACCAGATCTAACGAAACCATTTCTACCGATTTTGTAATCATCAGTATTTGTTCTTTGCTCTCTATAGATATCCCAACCATCAAATCCACCAGAGAATAAAGCTGTGAACTTTCTAGTTCTGATGTCATAGTAAGGGTGAGAAGGGGTAGATGCAATCACAGTTGGATCGGTAAAGCTACCAGAACCAGTTGAGAAAACAACATTACCATTGGCATCAACAATTGAACTTGCATTGATATCCATGTGGAAACCTTTAGTTTTAGTTGACCAATCAACACCATCATTATATGCGTTATCACCTGTTAATGAAACTTTACCTTTAAACTTCAATAAATCAGCGTCAAAACCATATTCGTTATCAGTGAATCCTAAGTAAACTTTCTTAATTTTATCACCGTTTGAATAAATTGGTAATGCGTATGGTGGGTTAACAATTAATTCACCAGCTGAATAGTATTTTGTTTTGTATGGTAATTCAATTACACCACAATAATCGGATTCAGTTAATCCAGTTCCGTATGATCTAAATTCATAACCTTCGAAACCAGCTGGAACCCCGTCTTTTGGTGCTTTTTCAGCAACATCAACAACAACATATGAACTAACTAAAGGATATTTGTTGTCAATAGTACCTATTTTTCTACCGATATAATTATCTAATGTTTCATCCATTGATAAACCTAAGAATCTTTCTAAGATAACAGGAGATTTATCTGAATCACCAAATGATCTGATGTACAAATCAAATGTTTTTTTATCCAAGTCAACATTTGCAATAGATGTTTTAATTTCCGTGTTAGCGTTACCACCATCAGAGATAGAAATCAATCTAAATAATCTTTGTGGTAAACCACCTCTTAATTCAGAAACAAAGAATGGTGTTACTGGTGATTGGAATTGGAATTTGAAGTGATCCCAGTTATTAATTGGTAATACTTCATAATGTAATCCTTTAATCTCACCAAAAGCCCAACCCTTTTTAAGTGTTGAATCAAAAACTTCCTCAGCAAATAAATAAGTGTCTTTATCGTAAGCCCCAGTACCTAATACATTTTTAATATAGTTTTTCTTAGTTTTATCTAAAGAAACGCTGTAAGTAAATTGTGTACCACCAGTTGTTGCACCTGTAATCTCAAATGTGGCAAAAGGATTAGTCTGTGCTGTAGCAATTTGTGAATAACCAACAGTAGTTGAATCAACGTGGAAACCTAAACTATCTGTGATATACTCACCTCTACTTCTTAAAGTAGCCGCTAATTTTTTGTGGTATTTTGAATTTGGTGTGGCTTGAAACTCATAAACATCAACTTTGGTTTTACCAGTATAAGTAGATGCACTAGTTGCAGCTATATCATACGCATATAAAGCAAAAGCATAACCTGTGTAGGTATCAGTTGTTTCATCGTATGTAAATTCATTTAATAGGATATTATTTGTTCTATCACTAACAGGTATACCAATTGGTAATTCATATGCGTCAACAAAAACTGGGTTTGCCGCACCATAGCCAGTTAAATTTTGGCTATTTCTGTCAGCGGTAATCGCAGCTGATTCACTAGAATCCAAAATACCCCAATATAATGCGTTATTTTTATACCAATCTTTCTTATT